GGGCTTTCGACTTGTGTTCGTGATAGGCTACTTCCGTCTCCAAGTATTTCTTGTGTCTCAGTTTCGCCATGTTCTCCGTTAATCTCATTGACATTCCTAGAGCTGCCCTTGGTGTCGGCCACAGTTTCACCGCCGCCGGAAGCATTACTTGATACCCCTTCTCCTTGATGTCCCTCGCGTATCTCCCGTCGTCCTTCACGTCCTGCTTGTGCATTCCCGCTGACGGTGTCGGCCACATCAAATTCGGATGCTTCACCTGATCGTTGAGTGAGATCGGCATTCCCTTGTCCAGTTTCTTTTTCATTCTCTCCTCTGATGAAGGTCCCCTGTCGCAATGAGCGTCCGGTGTCCTCCACATATTCCACTTCGGTTTCTGATCCTTGTTTGGTGACAATTGAATCTGCTCCATTAGGGAACCTGGTGGTACTGTTGATCTTCCTATCTCTTTTCTCTTCTTCATTTTCCTTTCCAATGCCTCGGGACTTCTCTCCTTTATTCCCACCGCTGTCGGTGTTTGCCACAATCCAGATTCTCTCTCTTTTGTGGTTGGCACCGATGGCAGAAGCTGGAATACTAAACGTCCTGACGGCGTAACCTTCACTCTCCAGGTTCTCAAGTACGGTGTCGAGACCGAGTTTAATGTGGCCACCAACATTCTCTCCAATGACCCAAGTCGGCCGGAGCTCTTGGACAAGTCTAAAATACTCTGGCCAGAGGTGTCGCGGATCTTTCTCACCTTTTTTTCTACCAGCGACGCTGAAAGGTTGGCAAGGGTAGCCTCCCGTAATAATGTCGATTTTTTCATTGTCGGAAATAATTCCGTCTGATCTGAGTTTGTCATAGTCAAGTTCCTTTATATCTGTATATTGTTTAACATGAGGCCAATGCTTTTGCAGCACTTTTCTCGGGAATTCTTCAATGTCACAGAACGCCACCGTTTTAAAACCACCCGTAGCTTCAAGCCCGAGGCTGAATCCACCAATGCCACTGAATAGATCAAGGTGTCTCAGGACCATCATCATCTCCTATGTTTGTTAAAACAATTTTCTTTAACAACCGTCTTACTTCACTGTCAGACATTAGAATCTGCAACAAATACTTTCTAAACAATTTCCTAATCATTAATACCTGCAAAAATAACAGCAATCCTTGTTAATCTTTTTTTGAAAGACCTCACATCTCCCAAGATCAGCCATGTGATAGAAAAGATGGCTTATTTTATGAAGCTCGTCATTTATCTCCCTGTCAGCTGCAAGTATCCCCGTGTGATAATGATATATCTTTCCCTTCTTTTTTTCGGAAAAAATAGCATGGGCGTGTGAATATGTTCGAACACGAATACTGTCCTTATAGACACTCTGAGAATTATTTACGGTATACATGTGTTGCTTCTTCAATTTGATCCTGGCGACGGCATTCATTCAAGGCATCATCTATGTCATAATCATAGCGCCTCATTAAAATAGTTGTCACTCTATCATAGTTTTTTCGTGTAATCATTTCTTGATTTATTCTTGGATAGCGTAGGGCTGTCTGCCCTAATTTCTTTTTTAATTTAACTAGTCTGCTGTAAAGGCTCACGACTTACTTCCTGTCGTAAATACAAATTCAGGGGCAACAGTTTTATCCGCCCGGTGATTTTTCTTTCTTTTAAACTGACCTTTGCCTTTTCTATGTTTGGTATATTGTGGCAAATGTCTTTGTCCTTCTATTCTCATTTCTCGCTCCTTTTAATTATTATCCCATACTATCCTACTTTTTTACTATCGTCAATGACTTTATTTTCCAATACCTGGTAATCATCGGCATTGATGCTGAATTGTTTCTCAATTTCCTTGAGTTTTTCCTCCACTTCAGCCTTGGACAACTGATCTATGGACCCTGTCAATATTTCTTTTCTGTCAATGTATAGTCCCGCCGCTTGGCCTCTTGCTTTCTCCGCGGCAACCGCCGCGTTCCAGTTGCTGGCGGATTCAGCTCCCCTGGACAGATCATCTAATCTTTTGATATGCCTGGAATAGCTTACCTTGTACTTTTCCTGCCATTCCTTTCGCAATCTGTCAATCTCCTCCACAACAAGGGGAAACATTTTCAAACTCTGTAAATTGGAGGCTGTCTGGTTGGCTGCTTTTTCAGAATATCCCGCTTCAATGGCGCATTCAGCTCCCGTCATGCGGTCTCCCTTGCTTACAATTAATAAGGCAAATTTAAGTTGCTTTGGGGTCAGTCTCTTCTGATTCCCCATTCCCTTTCCGTTCGACATCTTCAACTCCTAAATATTCTTTAACTTCCTTCAGAATATCCTTGACATTTTTATTTTCAATAGAAAATTCTTCGGTTACTTTTTTTAAAATAACATAAAATAATGAGCGGGGTAAGTCAAATTCACTGTCAAATCTGCCCTGCTTTAGAAATTCCCCTTTTTCCTTCTTGTCCAGGATCAATAAGTCCTGGGTGACAATCATAATTCTGCTCACTAGATTATTGGACAACTCTTCAATAGCGTCTTTGATTTCTCTCTTCTGCATATAGTTGTATATAATATATATTAATATATTATATTTTATATTATTTTTTTTGCGAGGCTTGTAGTAAAAGTGATGAAGGGTTACTTTGGTTACTTGTATAAAACAAGAGAAGTAACCGATAAGTAACCGATAAAAGACAGTAAATTCAATATGTTAAGACGAAAGTTACCTCAGTTACCTCATTCTCAATAAAAAATGATAAAATAAAAAACAAAAAATTTTCTATGCAACTATATGTCTAAAATTGTCTATAAAAAACGAGAAAATCCCGTCGCCAAGCAGCTCCGGGATCCGCGGTACAGGAAGAGGGTCACGATCGACAAGACGAAGTACACGCGAAAAAAGACTTCCCTCGAGGAGTTTTATACTATATTTAGCAAGTGGTAAGGAGGATTCATGAATAAAGAAGTAAAAAAACAACCCGGACCGCATAAAAGGGTGCAGGAAAAATCATTCACGTTAAAAAGGGCCATACTGTCCGGAGTTAAAACAGGTGCCGTGGCGGGCGCTTTAGCGGCGGCGAACAAGGCTTTTAAAGAATCTATAAAAGATTTTAAAGAGAAAAAAGATTAGGAGAAATAATGGCTAAAAAGAAAACACCGTTGGAGAGAATCGGAAAACTGCTCGAGAAGCTCGAGGCCCTTCACGAGAAGGAGAACGACATCGTCGAGCAGATCAACGAGATAATAGAAGAATCTGACGAATAAGGAAAAACTGCCGAAGCACGTCGAGATGGGGCCTTTCAAGGTCTTCATCCGCCTGTTGAGCCACGACACGTCCTACGAGATAAGCGACCAGCAGGGCTCTTTTCATTCGAAGCCCCCCTTGACGATCAATCTGGACGAGAGCATCATGAACATGCACAACGAGGTGTCACTCAACCTCATCGTGCACGAGCTCTTTCACCTCTGCCATTACCAGTATCATTTGGAGGGGGCGACGGAGGAGGTTCTCGTGAACGCCCAGGCCAACTTCATGACGGAGCTTCTCATGCGGAGCAACCTGAAGAAATGGATAAAAAGCGTCATCGATACAAATACCCCTTGATCCCATACGGCCTCCCGGTGTAGGGTGGAAAGTTTCACATAGGAGAGAACATGACAGACTGCGGCTGTGGCGCGTGCGAGTGCCAAACGACAATTCAAAATTTAGAGAGACAACAACTGGAAAACCTTCACGCCATCGCCAATTTGGAGATGCGAGTGAAGAAGCTGCAGAAGAAGAACATGTTCCCCGAGAATTTTCCCGAAGAGGAGGAATGCGTTTCCTGTAGCGCGTGATACGGGAACTCTGCGCGGTGCTGTTCATCCTGTGCAGTCCCTTCATCAGTAATTTTGACTTCACCTATGACGGTCCGGAGGAGTTCGCAAAAGGCATAGCCGAGTGCACCGTCTCCATCAACGCCTATCTGCCACCGCAGACGCGCGTGGTTGTTATTTTGAGCGTGGCCCAGGCGGCCTTGGAGTCGGACTGGGGGAGATCGAGGTTCGCGAGGGAGGCCAACAACTTCTACGGCATCATCGAGACGGACGCAACGGAGCCCCATGTTAAATCCTTAGGGAGTGACATTCTATTGAAAAAATACGGAAGACGCTGTGAGAGCACGGCGGACTACATCAGTCTTCTTAATGCGGGAACCCACTTCAGGGAATACCGGGAACTGCGCGTCAAGCAGTCGCTGACGAACACCGTTGACATGGATGAACTGGTCTCCACCCTCATTCCGTACGCAAGGGACCCCTTCTACACGTTCAAGGTCCGTGACACGGTGTCCTATCTTCTTGAGAAGTATCCGGAAATCTTCTAGGCGCCATTTACATCCTTTACATTTTTACAATTTTTATCGACAAGGCATAACACGCTTTACCGCGCGCGGCCTGCATTTTTATTGCTTTTTGTCAGGTTGTAAATATTGTCAACGCATGGAAGAAACAATCAAAATACTGGCGGAACTGACGAGGAAGGATTCGGAGAGGGCGTCCTCTTAACTTTTCATCCAGGACTTCACCGAGGGCGTTTTTCCCGCCTAGTCGTCCCCCGCTTCAGCCCGTGTCTTTTCAGCTTAGGATCTATTTTCCATTTATTCTTCACTTCGTCCCATTCTTTTCTGTTAATTACAGTTCCGCATTTCGGGCATGTCACCACCATTAATCGTCCCGCCAGTAGGACTGATCATGCTTCTTCACGTGGTCGTCCTTCCGCAACTGGTCGTCTCCGACGGCCGCCCATATCTTCTCCGTCAGCCTTTTCCGGTCCCCGTCCCTTATCATTTCACGCTTCAACTCCTCGACCCGCTCGTTGAGCACGCCGATCGTGGTTATGATGTGGCCGGTGGCGTCGGGTCTCACCCTTTTTGAGAGCACCCTGACCTCGTTCTCCAGTGAAAGCACGTGTTCCGTCTTCTGCTTTCTCCTTTCGTGTCGTTCCCACTCCGTCATTCGTCCTTCTCCTTTTCAGCCATTTTCTCCCCTATCCCCCACACCATCACGGCGATGAAGGCCAGAAGAGCCACCTGTAACACGTCAAGAATCATCATTGTCGTCATCGTCCTCCTCCAAGCTCCGGTATGATAATAATCACTATCTTCTCCTTATTCTCAATCCCAGACGGGCGCGCCTGCGATTTTTTCTTTTATTAGATCCGACCTTGCGTCTTCCCTTGTGCCTCTTTCTCTTCAGATCCGCCCTGCTCATCACGCATACGGAAGGTTGCGGCGGCAGGTGTTACAGAACCGGTCGTACTTGCCGTGCATGTCAAACATTTTATTGCACATGTTGCAGGGGCGTTCCCCCATCTTCTTTCCACTGTAATAGACGCTGGTTCTCTTCACTCCCCTCTTGGGAACATGTCCATTTTTTATCTTATCCCGGTGCAGCACGCCAAGAACGGAATTTTTTGTCGTGTTGAGAATTTCTCCCGTTTCACTGGCGCTGTTGTATTTCATCAAGGACTTCGCCGCGTCTAATTTTTCATCCGTCCATTCCCTCCTA